ACAGATTCAAGTGCGCTGATGACGAGGGGTGCCCATGAGGTAGGGACGATGATATCGTCCCCATACACGAACACCCTTCGCTCGACATAGCGCCGTGGTAGGCGCGCGCGTTGAGTCACAGCAGCCACGATCACACTCCAGAAGCAGAAGCTCTCAACGGGGAAGCAGAGTGCTGACCCCATAGGAGCGAACTTTAAGAGTGGGATAACGCTCCCGTCAGGGAGCTTGGTGGCGGTCGTGCGACATGCCTCTAAAGCTCTTAGAACGTGAGGTACTCTCTCGAATACCTTACGAACGAGCTGTAGAGACACGCGGTCTGAGGCATCCTTGAGATCAATGGTCGCCCACTCTCCGGTATTGCTACCGGCCTGAGCGTACGATCTGTTGATATCTTGGCGCCTGAAGTTTATGCGACCATGTGTAGACGGTGAAGTCTCCAAATGGTCCATTAGCTTCCGACCGAGCCCTTGCTGTATCCACTGGTACTCCAATGGCTCGCAAGAGATCAATCGCGGACCTCGCGAATCTTTGGGAACAAGCACCACCTTGGCGTTGCCCGCTGTTAAACGGGCCAGGCCTAGGTACCAGTCCCTCCGATCTGAGAGCTCGCGCGCACCCCCTACTATGAAGTAACTGTAGTAGGGGTACACTTGATGAATGGGATCGTAGAGACGTGAAAACATCCACTTCTCTTCGCCCCGCTCACCAGTTGCCACGGCTCCTGGACCGTGCTTAGGGAGGATGTCCGAGGGATCAAACCCATCGAACACCGCCTCGGTCAAGACTGCAGCTGCAGCAACAACTCTCTGAGTCGTTGCTTTAGCCTGATCAAGATCGAAGCCCTCAAGCTCACTTTCGGTGGCGAGGAAAGCAGCAATGGTTGCTGCGTTCTGACCTTCCGTAAATGGGAGCTCAAGGCGATAAGCGCAGAAAAGCACCTGCCGCAGATATCTAATATCTGAGGCAGTTGCTCCGTCCAGTAGCACACCCGTTGAGTCGAAAACACGGCTAAAATACGCCTGAAGAAAAGCAGGCCTATTTTTGGTTCCATCGAGTTTAAAACCTCGAGGGACGATGAGCCGTTGACTCACCAACGCCATATCCAGGGCCCTCCCTAACTTCGGGAGAGACTTGGTGACGAAGGAGAGACCTTCAGAACGACACCGAGATCGAAGGGTCTCGATGTCGCGCTGAAGATTTTTCAACTGGTGGGGTGTTTGCCGACCAGGACCGATCATGGTCTTCTCAACGAGGGTGACAATGAAGTCACCTGGCTCTTGAGTAGGTAGACCCATTGAGGTGTACCTTTCCAGGGCCGCACTCATGTGAGACAACAACTCCCGCCCCTCAGTAAAGGCTACTAAGGAGCGCCAGCCTGGTGGCTGCCGTTCCCGCCCGAGTCTAAGACTCGTTCAAGAGTAGCTTGGCGACATTGGTGGTCGTGAGAGTAGTTAACCCTCCCGCCATCAGAAAATCCAGCAGGTTAGCAGTCATATCAAAGATGATCTGACTGGTAATCAAACTGGATCTCGGGACTGTGACCGTAAAGTTTACGATCGCAGTAGCTGATGAGCCATCAGACGCTTCTGTACGCGCGATCTGCACCAAGTGCCGATCAACCGCGTCCAGACCTTTACCAGTCACGCTGTGCTTGATGCGCAGCACGGCTGGTTCGGCTAGCGAAGATGCCTGGTCCATTCGTTCGGACCCCGTACCGTCCTGTTTGTTCAGGACGTATACTACGTCATCTCCCGATGCGTCGTCAAGAGTGAGAGTTGCATCAAACATGAGTGTGGAGGCTCCCTTGATGAGAAGCAGCTAGAGATTCTTCATCCGTTGCAGAAGCAACGAACTAAAGAGGACCTGCTGCATGTCAGAGAGGGTACCAAGAGAAGCTCGTGGTACCGGAAGCCCTACGGACCGTTTCTTCGCTTTGCGGCGTATTCTGTAGATGTGCTGCCAGGAGTTCCCGAAAGCACGTCTAGGCCAGACATACGCATCGACAATCGAGAAGCTACTGATGCTACTTGTAACATCAGTAACATCCCAACCTCCTTCGAAGGGTTGGGAAACTAGCTTGTCGACTTCTCGATCGAGATGAACAAACCAATCGACCACGAACGAATAGGGAATTGCTTCCCAAACGATCGCGGCCGGGTTGTTCAACCCTAGAGACGCAGAAGCTGCCTTCAAAAAGGCTAACGCACTATCGAGACCTTGCAGCGTCTGGACAAGTGTCCCTGACGCTACAAAGTCGCACCGATAGTGCGTTAGCACCCACTGGTGTTCGATACCGATGGAACCTTCGGCCGGATCAACACGCACATTCAGGTTTGGATGTGCGTAGATGTCAGGTCGGAAGAAGTGGATTCGAGTTGCTTTGCCGTAGGTACGGCGAAGAAACGCGAGCCTCTTCCGAACGGATTCCAACGTACCGGAAAGTTTCTTCAGGTCACTCAGGAAGGGTTTGATCCCGAACTGGTATCCGAGGAAACCACCATTGGCTGTCTTTATAAGAGACCCTTGCATCTTGGGCAGTAAGCCCTTGATGTCTCGGAGCTCATATAAAAAGTTTCCTAAGGAAACTTGGGTCGGTACCTGGGTAGCAAACTCTTGGAATGCTGCCCCAGCTATCGGTCCGACAACTTCGGAAGGCGGATACGGTCCATGAAGTACATCAATGCTCGCGGGATCGAAACTCCGATGAAGAGTTTCAGTCACGTGATTCCAGTCTTCCCAGGAGATTGCGCCTTTGATGGCGCGCGCTTCTTGGATGATCTGGTTCATGGGGTGGTTGGGGTAAGGACGTCTATCCCTTGGTTGACGCCGTTTCTCAACGGTATCAGCCATGAAGTAGGAGTACGTAAAGTTGCTCCCGGTATATTCCAGGTAGCCGCTTTCCGCACCAGGAGTCCATCGATAAGACCCCGTACCTACGACAGGATAATCTGTCCTCCACCTCGTCCGTCCCCAAGGCATGATGTACTCCTTTCGGACTTGACCTAGTCGGCATCGCAGTTGCAACACCTACATCGGTCGAGGAGGGGGGTGATACCCC